TACACGCTTAAAAAATATGTTTTTACTAGCATTATATATATATTAAAGGTATAACGGATTCTAGGTATTATAATATAGTATGGTGTTTCAGGGACATTCTAAATACAGATATAATATTATATAGTAGGTTTACAGTGATTATGTGTAGTATGATGCGAGACCTAAAAATTAGAAAGTGCCGAACCTGTGATAATCATATAGTTTATACTCGTGATAATTGTGATGTTACTAAACGGACTGGGATGGTAATGGTTCCTATTTATTGCAAGGACTGTGAGTAATGGGTCGTAAAAGACGCCACGTTATGCCCGTATCAATCAGTATGGATAAGAAACTCTCTGAACTGATAGACAGGTATCTTGAAAAGAACCCAGGGACAAGGTCGCACGTTGTAAATATGGCGCTAACTGCTTACAATCCTTTAACAGTGTTTGACGTTCATCGTGATTACTGGAAGTGTGATCAACGAGATTGCCAAGCCTTGAATCCTCCAGGCTTAGAAGATTGTTCAGAATGTGGTTATCAGGGTCAATGGGTTTGGGATAAAAAATTTAACGAGCGTTTAAAGGAAACGAAAGGATGAATAAGTATCAAAAGGAAGCTATCCTTAGATGCACCAGGTGTAAACATGAATGGCAGATCTACTATACACCAGGTTCACAATATCCCTGTCCTAACTGTGAAGGTTATACGCCATCGTCTATTAATTAGAAAAGGGACGGCCCTTTAATTTAAGTAGCAACTCATATGTGAGTCAGGCGTGCCCGTTGGACTGTACACCCGAAAAGGAGCAAACGGCCGTCGTATGTATTTCCGCGACGGTAAATTAATTTCCGAAAAGTCCTACAAAGCGTCGAAAGCTCGTACTCGTTCCACCAGGAAAGGACAACCACGGAAAACAGCCCGACGGGCATACAAGAAGAATAATCCGAAAAGGAGTAATTACATGAAAAAAGGAATCCCTCATCCAAGCGTAACAGGTATGGCGTCTGGTTTAGCTATAGCAGCATACCTAAACGCTGGAAGTACCACCACCTCGGGAGTTAACGGATTTCCGATCACAACTACAACGGAAGGCGTAATCAAAGACATCACAGACGGTCAATTAGGTACCGCATTCAATACTCTCTCAGCAAATGCGATCAATATGATTGCGAGTGACGCTGGAAGGAAAACATTAGTTACTGCTGGAGGCATTGCTCTATTAGGAGCATTTGCCAGGAAGCAGTTTCCACAACTAAAACTCGGAGGAAGTAAACTTTACTTCAGAATATAAGATGTCAGTCACAACCATAACCCGAACCTATGACAGCACGCCCACGGATAAAACCTATTTTTCACTTACGTCAAATATGTCATCCACTTCACTGGGCAATATCCAAACGCCCCAGGGATCACAGAGGATCTCCAGAATCGACGTTGCTGTTGATGCAGCAGATACGAAAGGCTTTGTCCTGGCATGTCGTTTATTGGGATCTAATATGAGTGAGCAAAATCTCACCTTAGCTGGATCCTGTGGTGATGTTGCGGACGCAGGTGGCACACCTCAGTTCAATATGATCCCAACCAACTTTAGCGTTGCTGGTGTCAATAATATAGATCTCCAGGTGGCGTTTCAGTTTTCGACTGGTACACCAACGGCATCCAGTCTCAGCATTACTCTATATTTCGAGTGATTTTGGCTTGAATGGTTAAAAAGCATATAGCAACGTTTCTCGGACCAAGTCCTGGTCTGTCGATTGTAGGAGATCACTTCTTTTCTTATACGGGGGATGTGTCCATAGTTGGAAATTCTAACGTTGTCTCTATGGCCAATTTCACCACAGGAAAGTATTATTGTGTAGGCGTAGTGAGTTTAGAAGGTCCGTTCAGTGGTATTGGAAGTGGTATAATAGGACTACAAATTCAATTAAATGATTCTATAATTGTTAAAACTATAGCTTCTTTTGCTGGTGATCACACCATATTCGATGCGCCTCTTCCCATCATTATACCTGCCAACACTAAGGTTGAAATGGGCGCGCTTCAAAATACAGGCGGTGCTTTATCCTTTCAATTAATGGTAACGGGCCGGATATACCACGTATAATGCATGACCCTGGGACCTTCTAAATCAGTCTCCAGGGCTAAGGACGGTAAGATCTACGGGTGGAGTGGAAGTTATGCCCTTACCTCTTCTGCTGTCACCCTACTGGATTATACGAACCCTTCAGCATTTTACTTAACCAGGGTAACTTTAGGGATTGACTGGAGTTCGATCTCTGCTGGAGAGATTCTGAGCTATACGATCAATGTAGATGATCAGCCCTTATTCGTTGAAAAGTTGGTTGTCCTGATTAATAATATTGGGATCCAACCCAAAATGTTTGAATTCATCATACCACCAAACAGCACAGTTAAGATCCAGGCGACTGAGAGCGCTAACAATGGGGCTATTTCGTGCATTTTAACAGGTTATAGAGTCTAAATGGTTAAGAAACCAGAACTACCAGACATTAACTGGGAACTTATCACCCCCGAATTAATCAAAGTATTCACTCCATTTATCCAGGCGATCGCTTGGCTTGGATTATCCAAATTTGATAAACGAGTCAATGCCATGAATAACCTGATCGCTATTGCCGAGGTGGTCCCTGCTGTAGATCTGAATCTGCCCAGGGGAATAGTTTTAGCTGCAATGTATGACAAAACCACAGACGCTCTAAAAATGATGGCGGATCTATTAGATGTTTTGGAAGATATCCCAGAAAACTTAAAAAACTTAATCAAGGATATGATTGAGGAATCTAAAGAAGCAGTGACGGGGATCCTGGATCCAGTGACGGAAGCATCACACGACTTCCAAACCGCCCTGGGTGATTGTAGAGCTAACGCACAAAGTTATCTGGGTACTGGTCTACGTTACCGAACTATAGGTGGGTTTTGGATTATCTCCTGTATGGCCCAAAAAGGATATTCAATCAGTTCAGATTATATCAAGGATAAATTATTCTAATGACAGATCTAACTTTTGCTCTGATCTGGATTCTGTCATTTTTTCTTTACCTGGGGATCTACACCTGGCATATACCTTTGAGAACCCAGAAAAAAATAGAATCCTGGTTGAAGAGTTCTGAATCTGACGAAACCCTCCTAATGTCGTTAGATGTGATTACTAAAAAGATTAGAGAACAGATGTTAATTGATTTTGAGGAATTTATGCTGCCACAAGCGCGTGAGAGTTTTAAAAAATTCTGGGCTGGCGCAATGGGAAATGCTGCTAAAGAACTTAAGGGATCTGAAGAAGGTTCTCAACTTTCGATGTTGCATAGTATGACCCAGGATCTAAGTGGTCAACCCTGGTACGTTCAAGCCCTGGCTTCTAAAATGTTACCGATGCTAACCGATGCTGTTAAAAATCAACCGAAAAGCACAACTGACGCAGTACTAGGCATGGGATTACACAAATAACGCACCTAAAAGCCTTAGAAACGCAGAAACCCCCCTATTTACACGCTTAAAAAATATGTTTTTACTAGCATTATATATATATTAAAGGTATAACGGATTCTAGGTATTATAATATAGTATGGTGTTTCAGGGACATTCTAAATACAGATATAATATTATA